GGGCCGTGTTCCCGTGTTGCTACGTTATCGTCCTGTCCTGGCGAGCGAGCTGAGAATTCTTTTAAATAGACAAATCTTTTGGAAAAAGACATAACTCTTTGTAGTCATGTTGATATGTATTCATCCTGTCCTGATGAGCAATCTGAGAATTTTTTTCAAATAGACACCCTGGTTGACATACTATCATTTTATTTTGGAAGTGCGTATGTGCGTATTTGAACATTTTATGTCAATGCCGATCGACTTGGACCCAGAACGCCTCTGTTTCAGAGCTATGGCGCTTCATAATCAGAGCTTTAGCCGAAGATTTTAAAGTTAACCTTGCCGAAGAAAATTGGTCAATTCTGTAGGTTGCATTGAACGGAACATTGTGTCAACCAATTTAAATGTGTTTACCGTGCATCAAGACCCATAACGGTTATTTCATTGTTAGTTTGTTGAAGAATATATTTCTTCCTTTACAACGTGGAAAAATAAAAATTAATAAAAATTTACAAAATTCATATTTACAAATAAAAATACAAAAATTTAGAAATTTTAAAAATTGAGATCCCTACCCAATTATTATTGCTGGTCTGGCATCCTGGTTTGATCACTCTCGGAGTGGTTCAAATTGGAGAACTTGTATACAACGTGGTGCAAACATGCATTGCCGAAAGGAGTGAATGTTTGGTGGAACCCCCACTATTTTAGTGTCCATACATCAGTAGTTAATTCCGACCTGATGCCATTTGTTCAGAGTAAATTCTGATTTGCCCCAGTATACCAGCAAAAGAGGTTAGTCCTCAGGAATAGTAATGATTCACGGAGCCATAGATTTGGCAATGAAGTGAGGGATTTTAACGATATATGCTCCCGTAAAGCTGTCGTATAGCTTTCGGACTAGGGTTTTAAAAACATTTGCCTTAATAATGTTATCAAATTTTTCAGGGGCAGTTCATGTGATGTACAATTTCCATATGACTGCCACTTTCAATATGTTTGAGATCTATGATATTCTTCGATGTGTGGGAGTGTTTACTCTCATGGTCATCCTTGCCAAATTTCCAATGCGTGACATTATGTTACTTTTCTGGAAAGTTGGGTTTTATTTGAGCGGAGTAATTGTGATTTATTCGGTTTTGCGTCATGCATACCGTCGAGTCGGGCGAGTCCTCCGTTATCAAGATGAAGTTCAAGTTTATTATGCACTGCAAATTGTTGTGCTTGAAAGCTTTGGATTCTCAATTCTGTTTGTGTGGTATTATGTTGATCTAATTGCTGGGTATGTGATGTCCCTTTCCACTCCCTATAACCTCATATTTTTGACGATACTCATTGTAATGTCATTTGTCTTTGTAGAGGCATTCTCTGACTATCTGGTACAATATATTCAGTCGAAAATTGATAAAGTCTACATGTACCTGATGGATGTTGCTGTTCTTCAAATTAAACCCTATATAAAGATGAAGCTGCAGGAAGTCCGTCTACATACTTTCAACGAACCTGTCGTGCGTTTGTATCTTTCATCTTCAAGAGCATCTCCTATTCGTTTTGAGGCGGCAAATGCTTATGTTCACATAGAAAGAGGATATGTTACGTTTCATAAATGGAAAAAGACACGATGGAATTTGGAAGATCCTAAAACCAGTGTTCGTGGTGCTTTCGTTACGTGTGATTGGAATGAAGCACAACTTAAAGCAACCTGTGCTGACCATGTGAATACCGCAGTATTTACTTATAGGAATGTCCAGATTCGATTCTTCTTCAAGAAGACTAAGATTGTTTTCAGAATCAAATCGAAGAAAGCAGTTAAATCTAATGAAGGTGCAACAGATGAGATCTTGAGTTTTATTTCTGGTGCTTCTTTGAAATTGTCTGAGTTTTTCGATAAAGATGTTTCTGAAAAGATAAAGAGCCATCTTTCTTTTGAGATGGTTTTGAAACTGACGACCCAATTATATCTGTATTGGAAAGCAGCTGACTCTATTCTTGGGGTGACTGCTATTGTTGGACATCTGTTTGCAGATTTGAGCATTATGTTTGGATTTGCTATTCCCTTCGGTGAAATTAGTGAGCAGTTAAAATCACTTTTTACCCCGTTGTTTGGAGAAGCTGATAAAGAAGATGACGAAGAAGTCAAAATCAACGAAGCAAATGTGGCTACCGGTCTTTTTTCCTTCATTGGGACAATGATTGGTGTCCAAACCTTGGGTGCTACCCAGGCTTCGAAAGATTTCTCTGCTCAATTGAGAACTCTGAATAGTTTAGAGAGGATTGTCCCTGTTGCTATGTCTTTGTTTGAGACCGGGATTAAATTCATCAAATCTCTAATCTACGGACCAGAAGACCAGGAGGTTGATGATTTTTTCCAACGCTTAATAAGGTTGGAAAATATCTTGTTGACTGAACAAGATAAATCTGAATGGTTATCGGATTGCGCTATATTGGAACGAATTTTTTCCATTAAGCGTAGAACCAAGGATCTTGAAAATCTGCTCTTGATGAAGTCACGTGTTCAAGCAACTGTTACTGGTACTGTTAAGAAGATCAAAACGAGATTCAAACAACTCAAAGCTGAGGCAAATAATCTCACAACAGCAGGCCAGATGCAGGCGTGGGTTTTAGCAGCAAATCGAAGTGTTTCCACCTTGCGATTGTTGAATCGTGTTGATGATGCGGCTCAGCTTGAAATGATCATATCCACGATCAAAACTAAGGTTGAATCTGAGAATGCTACTCTGTTGGATGACTACATCATTTCTCGTAAAGCTTTTGTTGTGGCTTGTTCCAAGTTACTGAAAAAGAGTGATGGTGAATTATCTGAAGACGAAAGAATGACGTTCTTAGCTCTTCCTGAAATGTGGCAAGACCTGGCTATTCAAGGGACCGAATTGTTAAATGCTCGTTTGAGTATACCTCCGTTTCCTGAATTTTCAACTCTTCAGAACAAGATCAATGAACGCTTGCCTCGTATACGTAGTCTAGTTTCTTCTGCTAGATATCGTGTTGAACCAGTATTCGTCCTGTTTGCAGGCAAACCAAATGTTGGGAAGACCCTCGATGTTTCCGTTTTATCGCAGTACTTGCTGTTCAAGAAATCAAGGACTAAGATTGATGAGAACGGTAAGGAAGTTGCAGACGAAACTTACATTTCATATTCAACACCTGACAAGGACGGCAGAATGGACAATTATTACGAAGATGCAGAAGTTCTCGTCTGTGATGAGATTTTTCAGAAGAAAGATAAGGACACGAGTGCCTCCACAGTTGAATTCTTGATCAAGTTGGTGAATATTGCTCCTTACAATTGTGCTACCGCTGTTCTTGATAAAAAGGGTATGAATTTTATTCATCCCAAATTCGTGATTGGCACGACCAACAATACAAATCTGGGTAATCAAGCTGAAATGGGAGTTGTGACCAAAAACAACTTGGCATTTATGAGGCGTGTGGCATTTTACGTTGATCCACAGGAACCTGCTCAGGGAATTGGTCCAGATGTTATGGACAAACTTGTGTTTAATGTAACTGGTTCTGCTATTAAGAAGCGGGGGGTAACCACTGCAGTTATGGGCCTCTCTACACTTTGTGAAAGTGTTTGGGAGGAACATTTGGCAAGACAAGGTACATTTGCCACGTATGGTGAAGCCATACACAATTATGTTCGATCTATTGCCAAGACAAGTGGATCACCGCCAATGAGTGCTCCTCGTCCATCACCGTCACTAGCTCAAGCCCCAAAGACAAAGAAGAATGAAGGTTATGTAGATGATTTATTTACAGAAGCCCAGAAGAAGCTTTTTGGTTTCGGAGCTAGAGTGTATGTTGCGAATGCTCGCTGGATACCCTCAATGTTCAAAAGATTCGTTCAGAATTATGTATTACCAATAGTTCTTAAAGTTGTCTTTTTCTTCTGGACCCCATATCACTTTGTTAAACCGTATGCAAAACAATATTACGCCAAGTTCCAAAATTGGTGGAAAAAGCCTGAAAACCGGAAAAAGGTTATACTTGCTGTTGTTGTTCTTGTTGTCTTGCTTATCGTTGTCATCATCTTGAAGAGGAGACAGTTCAAGAAAAAGAATGAAACACATGAGTATGACAAGAAGAGCAGAGATAAGAAAGTGAAAGTGAATGAAACTCACGAGAGAAGCAAGCGAACTCATGATAAGAAGCAGAAAATCAATGAGAATGGAAAACCTGTCAAGAGAAATGAAGGTTTTGACCAGTTCGGTCAGGGAGTTGTCAACAAAATAGCTAGTACCAGTCTTCGAACATTTTGGAATCGTATTGGCAATACTACAGCCTTGGCTCTTGGTGGAGAATATTATGTTACTGTTGCTCACCAGTGGATTTCCATGAAAGATGATGACATTTTCGGTTTCGTTGGACAAGATGGAGTCATGCATCGACTTCTTTGGAAAAGTATCAAGAAAGTTCTTGTTCCTAACAGAGATTTAATGGTCATGCGTTTACGCAATTTTTTTTCAAAGAAAATTTATGATCGTTTGATTTCTGATAAGGCTTTAGGCATGCTATCACAACAAAAAGAGTTTAAGAACATTGATTATGTTTCTCTTGACTTTGAGACCGGAAGAGTCCATACGCGTGAAGTGGCATATGCGAAGTACAATTCTAGTACCGAGCTGAGTGACGATACACGTACTTACGTTACAAAAGGTTTTATGATGCTGAATGTTCAATCAGCACCAGGAGAATGTGGGAGTGTTTATGTGCTTCGTGATCCTAAATTTGGCACCGAAAGAATTGCTTTTGTCCACACAGGAAGGTATGAAGATATGGCTATTGGAGAACCTTTCACCCGAGAAGATTTTTCCAGAGCTCTTACGGAAATGGGTGAAGAGTTGGTCTTACATGATTCGATTGAACAGACTACTATCAAAGAGAATCAGTCATTGAAATTTGACCCCAATGCAACTTGCCCATTTACTTTTCCTGGATCCCTACCTATCGGTGTCGTTGACTCTAAGAGTGCTTCTTTTATGTCTGATAAATCTGATTTTGTGAAGTCATTGTATGGTAAGGGGCGCAAAACCGTTACTGGACCCCTTCACCTGCGTTCGTTCCGTAACAAAGATGGGGAGTATAAGAATCCGATACGTACTTACACCGACAAGCTCAAGAAATTTCCAGCACACCCCGTTGACGCCGATCTGATTAGGATGTACACTGGTCCTATTCATGAAGAATGGAAAGTCAGGAACTTGAAAGACTCTGTCATACCTCTTAAAATTGCAGTTGGTGGTGATGAAGCGTGTAATCTCGCGCCAGTGTCCACAAGTACTTCCGCTGGACATTGGCATCGAAATGAAGTCACTTCAGGGAAGGTTCCACTTGTAACATTCGATGAGAAGAAACAGGAATATGTCCTTTCTGAGTCAATGGAGCAGGACTACAAAGCTTATATCGATCGAATAGTTGAAACCCGGAACATACCTGATTGTGTTGTAAAAGATCAACTGAAGGATGAAAGGAAGAGATGGGAATCTGTTGAAGCAGGCAAATCTCGTATTTTCAGTGGATCTACTTTCATCTATTGGATCGCTTTTCGACAATATTTTGGTGCCTGGCTTGATTCTATAAAAGGTGAGCACCCTTTCGGACCGTGTATGGTTGGAGTGAATGCAGTTGGTTTTGAATGGGATGTTATGGACCGAAATCTCAAAACTGTTGAAATTAAGAAATACCTCAAGATGATTGGAGGTGATTACGCTGGATTCGATATTGGACTGCCTTATGAGGTCCGTGCCTTTCTATTGGAAGAGATATTACTGTGGTATGAGAAGAACACAGACTGTACTCCCATGGAACAGTTTATCCGAAGAAGATTGTTTCAAGCATCTATGTTTCATGTTCACATTTTCATGAACCTTCTCTATGGTCGCCCTTTTGGGCAAGATTCTGGAAATCCCGCTACTGCCGAAACAAATTCTGTGTGTGGTGAAATTTTGATGCGATGTGCCTTTGTTCACGTAGCCATGCAACAGAAAATGTCTGTTAGGGAAGCTCAAGTAATTTGGAGGGATTGTGTTCGGAAAATTTACTATGGTGATGACAATCTGTTGTCTCTTGCACGCCCAGCACAATTTTTTACTCAACCCTTGGCACAGAAAGCAATCTTTGAGCTGTTTGGTATGCGTTACACGGCTGCCGACAAAGGAGAGTTCACAAGTGATTTTACTGACCCATCTGAATATACCTTTCTGAAGAGGACTTCAGTTCCCATGAAAGAAGGATTCGATCGACCCATGGTTGGTCGGATGCCATTGGACCTCTGCATTGACATTGCATGTTGGGTTAGAAAGAGTGCCGGCAGCAAGATTGCGGCTACCCGTGAGAATATGGAGTCATCGTTGCGTGAGATATTCTTCTGGGGCGAGGAAGAATTTGAGAAGATGAGGGCAGAGTACAATAACTGTCTCCATAGACATAGAGCTGCATCTCTTGATCTGTCGTATCAAGATTGTATGGAAACCTGGTTGAAGTCAGCGTCCAGTTTGAGACGGATGTAATTTGCTTTTGGTTGCCTTGACGTAAGTCTAAAGTTTAAGCCCTGGGCAAGCTTCGTTCTTTTGATTCAAAATATTATACAAAAACAAATACAAAATTACAAAACTATATAAATTTAAATATTGCCGTTCTTCGAGTCACAAATTCCTGGCCTGGTGTAGTGGTTTGATCACTCATGGAGTGATTCGCTGGTGGGAACTTGTATATGACGTGGTGCAATTATGTACTGCTGAGAAGAGTAAGTAATTGGTGGAGTCCCTACTCATTTGAGTATCCATACACTGGTAGTTAGTTCTGACCCAGTGCCATTCATTCAGAGTAAATTCACTAGTGCCCCGCTGCACCAGCAAAAGAGGACAGTCCTCAGGAACTGTGATGAAATGTGGAGTCACGGAGCTGATGATGATACTTAGGACAGCAACGGTATATGCTCTCGTAAATCCGCCGTATGAATTTCGAACTAGGGTTCTTCGTAAAACCATATTTACGTAATTAAATTTTGTGGGATTGACATGTATTTGAAAGAGCATGTCATCCCGATGTCGCAATGTCTGAATCACCATTGAATGGAGAAGATCCTATGAGGGGAATGCCCCTTGGAGAAGAGAAGGTTGAGAATCTTACAGTCTTTGTCGAGGAGGAAGAAATCATGAAAAGTACGGTCGACAATCCCACCTATGGTGAGTTTTGGGACGCACAACGGACCATACCCAATCAGAACTTGTCAACAGTGTTGTCGCGTGTGTACCAGATTGACACAGTGACGTGGGCAACCGCAAGTCTTTTTGGTGATGTATTGGGACAGTACAAATTTCCCAATGCACTGTTCGCAATGCCCCAAATTAGTCAATTGTTAACTTACTTCCAATACTTTCGATGTCGTGGTGTGAGAATAGGGATTCGCTTGAATTCCACAATCATGCACTATGGAGCACTTTGTTTGTCTGAGATTGTGGGTGGAAGTACCAATGTTCCAGAGTACAATGATATTGATGGTTTTCAGATGTTGAACAATAACCCACACATCATTTCTGCTATGAAACAGGACACAGTCGAGTTGACTATTCCTTGGACTAATCCTGTAAGCTGGATCTATCTGCCATTGAATGTCGCGGAAGATGACATGATTGCAAGAGTCAGTTTGAGTGTTTTATTTCCCTTATTGGCTGACGCAGCGTCCGCTACATCTGTGACGGTTACAGTCTTCGCCAATTTTATTGCACCTGAATTGACTGGTCCTCGCAGTCCAAGTTTCCCTGGACTTGTTACTCCTAAACATGGTGTTAAGATCAATGAATCAGGCCTATGTGATTGGTTTGGAACGTGTTTCGGATCCGCTGAACCAAAAGACCTCCCTGAGCTAGATAAAGAAGAAACAATCCCAACATATGAAGAACTTTATGCCCAAGTGTTTGGTAAAAAATTCACATCTCCTGAGACAGACAGTGCTGCCCCAAGCTCTGCTGTATTTCGAGAGAAGTGGAAAGAAAGGTCCATATCACCAACTGAAGGTAAAGGACTTAAGATCAATGAGTCCCGCAAACATCCGGAGGCTCAAGCAAAGATGGACGGTGTTTTCTCCGATGTTCAAGAGACTTTTAAAGCGATTGTGGAAGTAGGAGAACTTGCAAGCTCATTTGCGAAAGTCATAGGTCCTATTGCTGCCCTGGACAAACCTTCATCCGGAGATGGCCCTAACCACATGCAACCCATATTTGGGAGAGATATGCCATCTGGACGGGGTGTTGATGGTGCCGTTAAATTGTCGCTGGATCCAGGTGCATGTATTGCACATGATGTGGAAGCTCTCACAACTGGTAAGAGTGATAGGAACATTTATGAGATTGTCAGAACACCAGGTTTTGTAATGCAGTATGCCATGACCAATGCATCAGTTCCCGGAGATAAGTTATTCACATTATCCATTGACCCTATGAACAATTATAGACGGATTGTCGCGACTAAGGAATACGTGTATCCGACGTACTTGTCGTGGTACTCCTCAATGTTCAAGTTTTGGCGAGGGAGCCTTAAGTTCCATGTCAAATTTTGTACAAGTCGTTTCACAACCACTCGTATTAGAGCTGTTTGGACCTGGGGGGCGACAATCCCAGCAACACTGCCCAATAATGAAGTTGGTGACATCGTGTCTCGTATGTTTGATGTGACAGGAGACACGGATGTGAACTTCACAATACCCTGGTTGCATCAATATCTGTGGGAAGATGTAAGTATTACAGAACTTACACCTGGTTCGACGGCAACAAATCCCATTGGGTGGCTCACTTTCTATCTCGTGAATGAGATTGTAAATGGTGATCCCAATGTTGTTCCGACAGTTTATGTAGCCACCTGGATTAGCGCTGGAAATGATTTTCAACTGAATCTATTCACTGGAATACCATCCATTGCAACAACCAGTGTTGGGACGGCCACAAGTGTTAGCCTCATCCAAGAAAATAAGAGCACACCTATGAAGAAAAATGTAGGAATCAAGAAAAATGAATCCTGTATTTGGAGTGACGCACGTTTCGATGATGACCCGATCATTGAGACACATGCATTCGTGGAAACTGGCTATTGTGCACCAGAAGTCTACGGCGACATTGTTGAGCTTGGAAAGAGATATTGTGTCATTGGAAATGGCGGAGTCTTCACTTTGTGGGATACAGATCCAACTACAGCCCAAGACTTTACATTGCAGTCATGGTTGGCAGCCCCATTCCGTTTTATGAGGGGATCCAGACGTTTCAAGATTTTTTATGATCCTACTGTGGCGTCCACTACCCCTGCAGTTTGGTTCCCAAGTTCAACTGATAACGTGGTGGGACGTCCGGAGATTGCGAACGCCCTCTATGTTTCGCCTGTGATGGAATTTGAAATACCCTGGTATTCAAGAGTTCCGGCTGTACAAGTTATGAGTTCGTCGTATGTGGACAAACAGACCTTTTTGTACAGTGGAGCTACAGTACCCCTTAGTGTAAATGCTAGGGTATACCAAGCTTTTGGTGATGATGTCAGTCTCATCGCCATGTATGCACCCCCTGTGCTGATCCAGCAATAAGGAGATCTATATCTCCCTCTTTACACTTTCAGAGTTAGAAAAAGTGCGTATGCCATGCGTTAAATGGCCACTATCTGAACCAACTTTAGTCTAAGTGAAATTCAACTTGATTGGAGAGTGAGGCCCACTGTAAAGTGTTAGCATCCTGTGTGGGGCCAATGGTTCACTTTCAAGTTGTCTTTGACATTCTGTGTTTAACAGTTTTGTTTGGATACTGAAAAATGGAGTTTTAGGACTGTTTTTCTTAGCTGCGCGTCAATTATGTTGTCGTGTGGGAGCCAAGAAAGAACTTAAGTTCCGGTTTTAAGCCGAGCAGCTTGTTCTCCTTTTCTTGAAAAAGAAAGAAACTTAAACATAAC